TTATTAGTCGTTATTGAAGATATAAATTCAGAAAGGGCAATTATTAAAGTTTTTACTGAAGAAGCCATAATGACATATGAGTTTGAAGAATATGACAAAGAATACACAGATAAAGAACCTAAGTTATTAGAGGAGATTCTTAATCCTATAGGGAGCATTCCTGCTGTAAATGTATATAATCTTAGAGGTAACAAAAGACCTATTGGTATTAGTGATTTAGCTGATGTGGCACATTTGCAACAATCTATTTATAATGATTATTCCGAGAAAGAACAATTAATCAGATTAGCTAACCACCCTAGTTTAGTTAAGACTCCTAATGTTGAAGCTAGTGCAGGTGCAGGGGCAATTATAGAAATACCAGAAGATTTAGATTCAGCTTTAAAGCCTTATATAATACAGCCTAGTGGTCAAAACTTAGATGGCATTATGAAGTGTATACAAACAAAAGTTGATGCTATTGATAGAATAACTCATATGGGTTCAGTAAGGGCAACTGGTTCACAGATAGCGAGTGGCATAGCATTACAAACAGAGTTTCAATTATTAAATGCGAGATTATCTGAAAAAGCAGATTATTTAGAAAACGCTGAAGAACAAATCTGGGATTTATTTGCTAAATGGCAAGACAAACAATGGGACGGTTCAGTAAACTATCCAGATACATTTGATATTAGAGATTGGGCTAACGATTTACAATATTTACAAATGGCTAAAGCATCTGGCATTAAATCAGAAACATTTAATAAAGAAATAGATAAACAGATAGCAGAAGCTGTAATAGATGATAACGAAACTATGAAAACTATTAATGATGAAATAGATGCCGTGAGAACAGTAAGAGGGCAATTTCAGACAACCGAAGTAGAGGGTCAAACAGTTGGCGAAGAAGAAAGCTAAAACCAAGATACCAAAAAAATATTTATCTGGTTTAAAAGGTAAAAAAAGAACTGCAAGAGCAAATTTATTAAAACGAATTAGTGCTTTGTATAAGGCAGGAGCAAGAATACCTATGGCATTATTAAAGAAAAGGAACAAGTCATAATGGCAGTTAAAAGAAAACCTTTATCAGCAAGAACTATTGCAACTCTTAAAGCAAAAGCCAAAAAATCTAAGTTATTTAATTTAGCAGATTTAAAGGCTAGTTTTCGTAGAGGTCAAGGTGCATTTCTTTCATCTGGTTCAAGACCTAGAATACCGATGTCAGCATGGGCAATGGCAAGAGTCAATAAACTAATTAGTCGTGGCAAGTCTGGAACATTTGATAAAGACCTAATAAAAAGAGCCAGTAAACGTAAAAGAAAATGATGCTGATGTTATGGAGAAGCCTAAAAAAATATGTATTATTTGTAAGGTTTTTTTAATAGAGGTTTTTAAAGATGTTTATAAATGTCCAGTATGTAGAACAATAGTTAACGAAAGGTTAGATGATAGGAAACAAAATGGCGATTTATAGAGGAAGAAACGTATCATTAAATAAACCTTTTAGATTATCAACAACCGAATCAAAACGTAAAAAATTTGGGGTTTATGTTAAGAATAAAGCTACTGGTAACGTCAAAAAAGTTACATTTGGTGCTAGGGGAATGACGATAAAGAAAAACATACCTGCAAGACAAAAGTCTTTTTTAGCTAGAATGGGTGGTGTTTTAAAAGAAGTTAAAGGGCAAAAAACATTATCACCTGCTTATTGGTCAATAAGGGCATGGAAAAAGAATTTTCCATTATAATATATGTCTAAAATTTTAGAAAAATTAGCTGACCAACATGAAGAACGAATAATAAATGTTCTTTATAAATTAGAAGATGATGTCATTAGAGAAGTAACAAGGGCAACTTCGGGTTCTTTAGTATCACAAAGGATAGCTATACAACTACAACCTAAGATTAGAACAATCATAGAAGCTACTTTTTTAAATGAAGCAGATTTAATAATAAATGAAGAATATAATAAAATAGCCAAAGTTGTACTCGATACATTTGGTGAAATGCCTATACCACAAAAATTTAAAAGTTTAACTGAAGTTGACTTAACAACAATAAATGCACTTAAAACACAATCGTTTTCTGGCTTCGAAGATATAGCTGAAAGATTTTTAAAAGTAATAAATGATGAAGTTTATCAAAGTACAATAGCAGGCAGACCTTTTGATGATATGGTTAAAAACATAAGACAACATATTAATGGTGTTTATCAAAAGACTAATACTCGTGAGATAAATGAATTAGTTGATTTTATTAACGAGAATAAATTTGATAATTCAAAAAAGGCACAAATAGAAGAAGCTGTTAGCAAACTTCATACTCAATATGCTTCAGATAGGGCAGGAAATAACCTTAGAAGATATGCAGGGCAAATAGCACACGATTCAGTTATGCAGTTTCATGGACAGTTTACAGTTGCAAAAGCTAAAGAATCAGGCTTAACTCATTATAGATACACAGGAACATTAGTAAGGGATAGTAGACCTTTCTGTCAGAATATGCTAAACAAGGTATTAACCGAGAAAGGAATTCGGGATATTTGGAATAATCAAGGTTGGGCAGGCAAATCTACTGGAGACCCTTTTATAGTAAGAGGTGGGTATAGATGCCGACATACTTGGATTCCAACAGACCCAGAGTGGGATATATGAGGAGACATAGATGGAAGAAAATACAGTAGAACAACCTAAAGAACAGGTTGAGGAAACTCAAGTAAAAGAAGAAAAGCCTAATGCAATATCTTATACAGAAGACCAAGTTACTGAAATGGTCAGAAGAAGATTAGCACAAGAAAGAAGCCAAGTTTATAAAAAACTAGGTGTTGAAGATTTAGATGTAGCTGTAAATGCAGTAAAAAGCCAAAAAGATTTAGAAGAAAAACAAAAAATACAAAAAGGTGAGTTTGAAGAAATACTTAAAAACAAAACTCAAGAGTGGCAAAAAGAACGCTCAAACCTTGAAAGCCAACTTAAAGATATTAAAATTAACAAGTCTTTATTATCTTCGGCATCAAAGAATAAAGCTATAAATCCAGACCAAGTTGTTGAACTTTTAAAAAGTGGGATTAAGCTTAATGAAACTGGAAACGTGGAAATACTTGATAAATCAGGATTAGCACGATATAACAGTAATGGGGAACTCTTAACTACTGACGAGTTGGTGCAAGAGTTTTTAACACAGAACCCACACTTTGTTAGTGCTACACCTAGTGGCTCTGGGACGGTGTCAAATGTGGATAGGAGAGAACTCAATAAACCTTTAAATTTGAGTGATTTAGATATGAACAATCCATCGGATAGGAAAATGTATGCTGAATATAGAAAGCAAAGAAATTCCAAACCTAGTACGATTGTTTTGAATAATTAAATGGCTATAATTAAAAGGAGTTTAAAATGGCTAATGAAACAACCAGTTCAACCATTTCGGAACTATACACCGAGATAGTTGCAGAAGCATTATTCGTTGCTAATGAGCAATCTATAATGAGAAACCTTGTCAGAAACTACACAATTGTTGGTGGTGGTAAATCAGTAGAAGTGCCGATTTATTCAGCAGTATCAGCATCAGCAGTAAGTGAAGCATCAGACCTTTCAAACACAGCTATAAACCCAAGTTCAGTTACTATAACAGCATCTGAAGTTGGAATTATGACAACACTAACAGACTTAGCAAGAAATTCAGCATCGAGAAATGTTGCAGGAGATATTGGTAGATTGTTTGGTGAAGCTATAGCTAAAAAAATAGATGCCGATTTATCAGCATTATTTACAGGCTTTTCAACACAAAAAGGACCAGGAGCAGGTGCAGAATTAACAATTCAAGATTTGTTTGAAGCAGGTACAGAGTTAAGAACCAACAATGCACCACAAGCTTATTATGGTGTATTTCACCCAAAGCAAATATTTAATGTGAAAAAAGCATTAACAAATACATTTGCAGGGTCAGCTAATATTCCAGACTTAGGTAATGAAGCTTTAAGAAATGGTTTTGTTGGGCAAATAGCAGGCATACAAATATTTGAAAGTTCAAATGTTGCTGTAGATGGTTCTGATGACTCTATTGGTGGTGTATTCTCACAAGATGCTTTAGGTTTAGCTATGATGCAAGACCTTAAGATTGAATCACAAAGAGATGCTTCATTAAGAGCAGATGAAATCGTAGCCACAGCAGTTTATGGAGTTGGAGAACTTCACGACAGCTATGGTGTTAAGCTAACAGCAGATAGCTTGGCTAACTAATTTAACTTTTAACTAGGGAGGGAAACCTCCCTTTTTATCTAAGGTGTTAAAATGGAAACTGTTAAATTAATACATAAAAATGGCGATATTATTGAAAGATTAAAAATTCAATATCAACCTAATCAAAAAATGTGGAATCAAAGAGGTTGGAAACTTTACGACGAAACAATAGTTGTAAAAGAACCAAAAGTAGATACAGAATGGCAACCAGAAGACAAGCCTAAAAAGAAAAAATCCAAAAAAAAAGGATAAATAATGGCTACAACTGAATTTAGTGTCGCAAATACAGATTTACAAAAAATCCAACCAGACATATTAGGTTTTGGTGTTACTGATTTTGCAGACCAATTACAATTTGCTGAAAATGATGTTTTAAGACGTATTCGTGAAGAATGGTGGGAAAGATATAGGCATCAAGTCAGATACAAGGATATTGCTAAAGTAACATCTGTTGAAATGACTAATAGCAAATTAACAAACTCACAATGGACACAATCAGTTGTTTATTTAGCTTTATGGAAATATATTTACCCAATATTGACTAAATGGCGAGACCCAGATACTGGCGAGGGCAAAGACACATTTCAAGTTCAATTAGACTTTTATCAAAATAGGTATGAAGAAGAATTTCAAGCTATTTTAAGAGATGGTGTAGAATATGACGAAGATGGTGGTGGTACTGTTTCAGATAGCGAAAAAGAAGCCATACATCACCTTAGATTAGTGAGATAATGGAAGTAACAGCAAATATAAATACTGTTGAAGTAACAAAATTTTTAAAAAATATTACAGCTAGACAAAAGGCAGTAATTGATAAAGGTTTAAAGCGAGTATCTAATATGGCTGTCTTGATGATTACAAAGCGTACACAGCAAGGTAAATTGCCAGATGGGGGTAATATGAAGGCTTATGCTTCATCAACTGTGAGAAGCCGAAAAAAGCGAGGAAGGCAAACTGGATTTGTTGATTTAACAGATACTGGTAAAATGTTTAGGAGTTTAGATTTCAAAACTGGTGGATTTAAAAGCACATTATTTTTCTCAAATATGGAAAGAGCAAAAATAGCTTCATTTCATGATACGTTTGGAGTAGGTAAAAGAAAAGTTACAAGACCATTTTTTGCTATTGGTAATAGGGAAGAAGATAAGATTAAAGCAGATTTTTCAAGATTTTATTTTAAAGAAATGAGATTATGAGCAAAAGAGAAAACATAGCTAGTGATATTATTACAAAACTTGATGCTGTAACAAGCCCTATTGAGTTTAAAAAAATTACTAGAGAGCCTTTTGAAGTTGAGGAATTAAGTGATGCACAGTTTCCTGCAATGTTTATTCAAAGTGGGGACGAAACAAGAGAAGTATTAAGCATAGGCGATACTGGAGCAGGTACATATCGAGGTACAATAGATTTTTTAATAGTTGCTTTTGGTAAAGGCACAGCAACAAATATAGATACTGTTAGAAATCAAATTATAGAAGTAGTTGAAGAAACTTTAGATAATGATATAACTAGAAATGGTAATGCGATAGATACTCAAATAGTAGAAGCATCAACAGACGAGGGTACAATTTTTCCTTATGGTGGTGTAAGGATAACAGCAAGAGTAATTTATGAATTTACTAGAGGGAGTGCATAATGGCTAAAAATGTTACTATGAAAAAAGGCGAAACTATTATAAAATGTTCAGAAGACCATGTTGAGCATTTTAAAAATAATGGTTTTACTTTAGGAAATGAAAAAGCAGTTGTTAAAAAAACTGAAAAAATAAAAGAAACTAACGAAGCTAAAGAGGAGTTATAAATGGCTACACATCACGGAAAAGAAGGAGTTGTAACTATAGGTAGTGATACACTAGGTAATGCGACTGGATTTACTGTAGATACTACACATGACGTTGTGGAAGATACAGCATTAGGTAATTCGATGAAGTCTTATATAGTTGGTAGAGGTACTTATACAGCAAGTATTGATATGAACTTTGATGAAACAGACACAGCACAAACTAATCTAGTACAAGGTGCAGAGCTTACATTTGCATTTTTACCAGAGGGTAATGCTTCTGGAGATAGAAAATTCTCTGGGACTGGTATTGTAACTGGAATGTCAGTAAGTGTACCTCTCGATGGTGTTATTACAAGAACTGTATCTGTACAGGGCAATGGTGGCCTTACTATCGGTACTGTTTAAATGACAGATAAATTGGATTATTTTGATGGTATTAGAAACCATTTTAGCACCCTTGACACTCAAATAATTGAAGTGCCAGAGTGGGATTTAGTAGGTGATAAAGCGATTTATTGCAAACCTTTTAATATGCTTGAAAAACAAAAGATATTTAAAGGTGCTACTGGAACTGATTTAATAGTTTTAATAGATGTAATTATTGAAAAATCTTTGAATAAAGATGGTGATAAGATGTTTAATGCTTCTCATGTTTTGGCTTTTAAAACCAAAGCTGATACAAATGTAATTGCAGATGTTGCTACTAAAATTATGGGAACAGGCAACGATAATATTGACGACAATAAAAAAAACTAAATAGCGACCCAGAATTACATAATCTTTTTGGGTTAGCTGAAAAACTACACAAGACTGTTGCCGAAATCTTGCAAATGTCAGTTCAAGAGTTTAATATGTGGATAGCATACTTTGGACTTCAAAATGATGAACGAGAAAGACAAGAACGAATTATAAAGGCGAGAAGATAGTGGCAACTAAATCAGTTAACATAGACATACTAGCCAAAGATAAGACTGCGAAAGCTATGAAGTCTGCCACAGATGGCGTAAATAGACTTAAAGGCCAAGTCCAACAATCAGTAGCAA